CTACGTCCATCCCGCACGGTAGAGGAGAAGGTAGCGGCTGCCCAGACCATCATAGGTGGGGTCCTGCGTGCCCTGGGTATCAGCAAATGTGAAATCTCCTGGCAGGCCAATGGCTTCATCACGCACAAGCCATGTGCGGTCCTGACACAACACGCCCGAGAGCAACCGGGTGTTGGCAAGCCAGAAATCTGCATACAGCCCAGTGGAACGTTGACGCACGCCGATCTGAACACTCTGGCCGGAAAGCGTGACCCGGAGCATCTGGGCGGCAGTGCTGGCAAGGGGGATCATCACCAGATCTGCGGTGCCGCCAGACGTGGAAGAAGACGTGCTCATAGCGGAGATCCTGCAAGGTTGGCCCAGCCGGTTATGTTTTGAGACGTCTCTTGTGTTTCTGCGCTCTCATAGAGGCTGTTACTGGATGTTAGCGTAGGGGAGGACTGGGAGGGCACAACGCCACCGCAGAGCATGCGCTGCCCTTGCGGCTGCTGAGTTGTTGTGAAACTCTGCGTGGCAGACACGCGCACTTCCTGAAGAATGATTTCCACAACTGGCATGGTAATACCGTGCCGCGCATCGCGCAGCCAGCGGTGGCCGGTAATGTTGACATTCTCATATTTCCGCTCTGGCGTAATGACGGAATAAAGTGACAGGTCGGCCTCCAACGCGGCAAGGGTCGCGAAGAACGCCTTGCGCACATATAATCCCTCTGCTCCGGCAAGCGATGAGGCTGCCTGAGGCAGCAACGCTGAAAGAGCCTGAGAGGCCAACCCTGTTTCCGAACCATCGCACACCATCAGCACCCGGTGCGTTCGGGGCATGGCAACCTTGCTGTAGGACAGAAAACTGCCGTCTTCCAAAGGGGCTGTAGCAATATGGTGTTCACTCTCCCCTGCCACGGAAAGCACGCGCGCTGCGGAGAGCACACTTTGGCCTGCACTGTTGAAAATGCCCCACTGCCCTGCCGCCTGGCTGATGAGAAGATCATCCAGCACCGTGCCGATACTGACAGATGCCGCCGCCTGCACCCCATGCGTAACAGACTGCCCCAGCAGAAGCGGCACGCCTGCTGCCACCGGCACAGTCCAGACGGATGGCAGCGTAACCGGCACCATGGGCATGTAGGAAAATCCTTTATAAAAACGAAAAAGACATTATACGGCCCCATATGTTGCGAGGCTGGTCAGCGTATGGCTGTCTCCACCACCAAGGCCACGCAGCGCCTGTGCGATCTTCTGCGGGTTGCCGGATGGCACGCTGATGGTGACAGACCCGATATGCGTGGTGTTCTGCACGGGCGCTTGCGGTGCCGGCACGCTTGCTGCCGCGCCGCTGGCCGCACGCAGCATAGGTGAGCCCGGCAAAAATGGCTGCATCAGTTTTAGTGCATCAGAGGACAGGAAAACCCCCTGATGCAGCATATTATTTTTCAGCAGGGAAGACGCTGGTGCAAAGCGTGCATTCGGTTCTGGCAGGAAAATTGCCCGACTGGAAGACGATGGCTCTAACCGGGAAAATTGCCGACGAGCCTGAGCCGAGAGCTGCTGTTCTGGCACCGAGGGCACCATGGGCACGTGCGGAATGGCTAAGGTGTGATTTTGGTGTCTGTAAAGATGGTTAGTACGACTGGATGGAGACTTCCCGCTTAGTGGGCGATGGTTTTTCCCAAAAGTCTCGAAAGGAGATGCAGCGTTGCTGTATGATAATCCTCTGACGGAATTGGGCGATATTCCATTAGAGGGAGGCTGTCGCCTGCGCCAGTCAGTCTGCTGTTTTGTGGTAGATGGCATCAACCCGGCAGCGTTTGGAATAGAGCTTACCTGATTCTGCTTTCTGTTGAAGGAAAGAGGGGAAGATGCATCCTGCCTTGCCCCACGGCTTTTGGGGTTTTCCTGCCGGATGACGGAGGAAGCCGTAAAGAGAGGACGGGGCGCGCGCTGGCTCTGAGGTCGGTATGGGGCCATGGCCGCGCTTACCGCACTGTGCACGGCTTCTGTAAGGCTCTTTGTTGGGAGAAAGCCGTTATGCTGCCTATCGGAAACGGAAGCGGTTTGCGTTAGAACTGTTGTGTGCTGGAAGCTGACACGGGAAGACAGAGACGCTGGCCGTACAACGGCGCTGGTGGTGGATAGAGGCCGATCATGAGGCGATAAAAGAGAGGGAGCCTGTTGTGAGGGGTTTGACGGAGCCTGCACAGGGGTATGTCGCTCGAGACCCGAAAGAGGAGTGGCTGTGAAAAATGCTGACGGCTGTTGCTGCATTCTCTGCAGCGGGAGCAGTGGACCTTTTGGCCTACCGGTGCGGGATGAAGCTGGCGCAGGGATAGTCTGCGGTGCGTGTGAAAAACGGTTAATTCCGCGTGCAAAACCGGAACGGGAGGACTGCCCTGCTCCTCCTCCCTGTTGAGAAGAGCCGCTAAGAGTTGTTTTTTGAGAGGCTCCCTGCATCTGTCTCAGGAGACTTGCAAGCCCTCGGCCGCCGGATAAGACACCCAGCAGGCCCAGCGCCTCCTTTCGCGTCTGGCTGAAAGAGGAGGCTGCCTGCTTGCTGGCTTTTTTACTCTGGCTGGTGGCCGTTTGCGTTTTCTGGGTCAGGGTATCCAGAACACCCACTGCCTGTCTGGCATCTGACTGGAGAGAGGAGGTATCCAGCCCAAGACGGATGACCAGTTCATCCAGCACGGTTTCAGACATTATGGGCGTTCCTTGCCAGATGTTTTAAAACTGGTCTGCCAGCCGCCAGATAAGGAGGCCATGCGGCTTTAAGGCGTGTTGCGGGCCTGCGCCGTGTTCCAGTTCGTGACGGAGGCCACTTCAAGAAGGGTATAAAGGTCTTCACTGTCATAAACCGTTTTGAGGTCCCGCAGCGTCGCCAGGCCGGAGGACAGAACCATGGCCAGCGCAGGAGAGATGTTTACGCAGTGGACGGGCGGGGCGTTGTTTCTCCCAGCAGGGCCGCCACAACGGGGAAAAGCTGGTGTGCGGCGGCCAGTAAAAAACCCACATGCAGACGGAACACTTCAGAACGCACCATGCCCAGTGTTTCCGGTTCTTCAAAATCGGCGGCAATAACGGCGCGGGTCAGATCCGGGTTGGCAGGGTCGGGGCGGATGGTGACGCACTGCATCAGGCGGTTGAGGGCTTTATCAAGATCGGTTTCTTCCATGAACCCGAAAATCTCTATCCCCAGACTGGCCAGTCCGGCCACACCGGCCTCTGCCAGATCGGCCCCAATGCGTGCGCCACCGCGTATGGCAGCCTGAAGGGCGTGCCGCGCCCACTGATCTGCCGCAAAGGCATCCATGCGGGTCAGGCAGAAGCGTTTGCCGTGATCGGCACCGGGTTTGCTATGTGTGTAATCAATGGTTTTCATGGGCTCTTCCTTTCTGCCGCTTAAATTGCGGCGGGCAGAACACGCTCCCACGTGATTTCAAAATGCCGGGCTTCCAGCACGCGGCCTGCGCCGGGAATGCTGACAATAGACCGCAGCAGGCCACGCACCATGGTATATTTACGGCCAATGGCCGGGATCTGGATTTCAGCCCCCATGCGGTACAGACCCCGGCGGGAGTCCTGCGCCATGACAATGGCTTCAAATACCAAAGCACTTTCACTACTGGCGGCCAACGCAATGGTCTGCGTTACGGGGTTGGGCACCCAGCCTGCATTGAGGTAGCCATCAATGCTCATGGCGGTTTCAGCCAGTTCACGCGCTTCTGTTTCAAAAGCACGGTCTGCGGCGTAGTTCTGCAATGTTATGGGCGCGTTATACAGACCCGGCACCGTGATGGTAAAAACCGAGTTGGCGGCTGTAATATCATAATCGGCCATGATTACTGAACCTCTACCGATGCCAGAGTAATGGACTGCACGGACTCTCCATCCGTATAGAAAAAGCGCCCCTGCACGGCGCCACGGCTGGCGCGGGTGCTGGCGGAAGCGGTGGACGCACCGGGCAGCAGATACCAGCCACGGGTAGAGAGCACGCTATCAATGGTGCGGCCTGCCTGTGCGTTGACGGCCTGTGCCTCCGCCGCGGAAAGGGTGACATTGGGCTGGATGGCCCCGAACGCCAGAGCGGTATCAATAGTGCCCTGCACGGCAGTGGCGATCAGGGAATCCCCTTGTGCGGTATAGGGGATTTGGCCAACGCTGGAGAACAGGGTCAGCAGGTCTGACTGGAAGCTGGCGTTCATCCAGATCTGGTTGATATAGCTGTCTGCCCAGCCGAACGGACCGGAGACCGCCCCGTTATTGAGAAAACTGAATGTGCTGTCCGTGCTTTTATAGCTGCCGTAAAAGCTGTAGCCATTAGCCAGCAGGGCCTCTGCCTGAGATGGCGTGAGGTTGGCCGGGGTCACGCCGCCATTGTTGCGGAACATCAGGGTGGTACGGCCACCCGTGCGTTGCGGGTTGAGGCTGGCCGCCCAGCCCAGACACAGCGCCCCGGCCAGCAGGCCCGTGCCATCCGTATTGCACAGGCAGGTCATGCCGGGCGTGGACTGCGCCTTGACGGTTGAACCGAAACTGTCGGTGGCGTTGGGGCTGAGGATCGTGGCATCTGCATCTGGCACAATACCCCAGTATCGGTTGGGGTTGGCGGCCATCCAGGTAGCGATTTGTGTTTTTGCAGCGGCTGAGGGTTCCTGTGCAAACAGGAAGGGTGCCCAGTCATTCACCGTTGCAGCAGCGGTGCTGAGGTAAGTGCCGTATTCTGCATCCGTCGGGGTGGCAGGAATTTGAAAAATATAGAGTTTTTCAGGCGTATCCTGCGCGTTGGTATAGGCTGAAAAATACACGCTGGCGATGGCGGCTTCCGGGCTGGAAGCGCCACACAGCGTTGCGACATCCGCCGCCGAGGTGAACACTGAAACGCCGGAGGACAGCGCGGCATGTGTGGAAAACAGCATGCCGGTCAGCAGACTGACGGTGCCACCGGGGGAGATAACGCCCGGCGTGACGGAAACAAGGGAACTGATGGGTAAGGTCATGCAGAGGGCTCATCCGTGAGGGTATCTGCGCATATCAGCGCAAGGCTGGCGGCGCTGGCCGTGGTGGTGGGAAGCGTAAGAGTGGTGCGCACCTGACAATGCAGGTCCAGAAGCCAATGTTCTTCAAACTGGCGTTCACCATTTACAAAAGGCATCTGCCGTGGCGGCCCGGCATAAAGTGGGACAATGCGGGCCGGTACGTAGCATGGAGCAGTTGGTTGTGCCGGTACCGATGCCGGAAAGGCGTTGCAAGGCTGTGTATTCTGGCATGGAGCGTTTTGAAGACACGCCTCTACGCTGGGAGGGGGCGTGCGTGATAAGGATGTAAGAGGGCGTTCACTGCCCGGTTTCGAGGCTTCAGCCGGGAGAGGAAGAGACTGAGCGGCAGCGTGAGGTTCGGATGCAACGGGAGCGTATTTTTCCAGCCACTCTGCGGCTGTGCCGAGGGACGATTCTGCATCTGAGGACAGTTCTTCCTTATTATTTTGAAACAGGTTTTCAAAATAACGGCATGCCCAGTCCGTGCGAAACAGGGTAGCGATACTCTGGGCGTTATCCCCCGCGCCGGGCCCGAAGATGCTGACCTGCACCCTCACCTCCTCCGGCACGCTCAGGATCGTTATGGTTTCTGTTTCTGTCTGGGCGACAGTGGTGAGTGGCTGGCGTGTGAGAAGAGTAAGCAGAACGAACGGGCCTGCGGGGGCGACGGTGCGGTTCTGCTGTGCCAGTTGCACCGGCAGGCCTGCTGGCAGAACGGCACGGAGGAACTCCCTTAGCGCCGTGGTGATACTGGCCGTAACGGGCTGGATGGTCATGATAGTTGCCGGGTGACGAGAAGTTTGGACCATTGGCCGCCTCCCCATGTTTCGGGCTGGCTTGTAACCAGCCATTCCGCGCCTTCAAAAAACAGACTGTCTCCCCCAAACTGATGGGTACGGTCCAGCCCTTTGATAAGACCAGGCAGATAGACCAGGCGGTTTTCAGAACTCTGGTTGAGCCCCGCCGTTTGTATGAGATCCGCGCTGGTGGCGGCCTGCACCTTGATGGTGACAAGCACATCCGTATAGCGCGGCTGCACGGAGCCATCTGGCAGCGTGATCGTGCCGTCCTGCACCCGCAAGGTGGCTAGGATTGATGGCAGCAGAGCCGTGGTGGCCGCTGCTGCGATGCCGAACAGGCCATTCATGACTGCACCTGAAAAGAGACGCTGTTCAGAAGTGTTTTTGTGTCCTCAAGCGGTTTATCAGACCCTTTATGGTGGATGGTAGCCGGGCTGTTGGGTGGCGTATGGACGGCCTGAATGGCGCTGATGATGCTGGCCTGCATGGCTTGGCCGGTGCGCTGCAAGGCAGTGGTAGGCGTGTTCAGAATACGGCGTGTAGCCTCTGGTCGGTGGCTCGCTGCGAGGCTTTCAGCAAGAGCCTGACGGAAGATTTCTTTCCATTTTGGAGCATCCTGCGCCACGGCCGCCCGCATGAATGGCCGGGGCGGAATAACGATGGATACGGCACCGCTCCGGTGTGTTGTCTTGCGGATGACAGCACCAAATTCCTGCACGGCAGCAATGGCAGCGACCGGCGTGCCATCCGGGTAAGATCCGCCCCGTAGAAACCCTGCTTTTACTGATGCGGTGCAGGACGTGGACGCTGCACCGGATGAGGGGTTGCGTGCTGTGCTTTGGAATGACGTGTTTGACAGGTTGGGATTCTGGGGGGGCGAACCAGACATTTCCGCATACTGTGTGCCGGTTGAAGCCGAGGGGTCTGTTGTTGCGTATGAGGGCTGGCTCCCCTGCGCGGCGGGAGCCGTATCAACACCGGGCCGGGACGTTCCGGCGGCCAGCATGCGCAGGAAGGTACGCGCCTGTGTTCCGCCTTGCAGCGTAAGGATCATGCAGGTGTCCTGTCTGTGAAAAACCTTGGGGGATAGCGAACGAAAACACTGGTGGAACACCCGCAATGGTTTTGGGAGCGGTGGTTGAGAGCCCACTACGCAAAAGGGAGCCCAATTTTGATGGGTGGGAAACAGGTTTTGCCCCCTGATGGGCAGGTATCTGATCCAGATACCAAAGGGCTCTGCTGTGCAAAAGGACTATAGAGTTCTACCCTTGACCATTTTACAAAACCTGTTTTTGTAAAATGTAATAGTGCGGATTTATATTATCCCGGCACATAGCGGGCTGTGCGGAGGAAGGCGGTGGCTGCCCAATAGGCAGCACCATAAGGCGTTTGCATCCACCATCCCTGAGAGCCTGATACCGGGCCTGCATCGGCCTGAACCTCGATACTGCCCATGCGCGCGGACGTGATGCGGCCCACGAGTGTGGGCTGGCTTTGCGGTGTTTCCACTATTTGCGGACCACCGGATGCAGTAGCCTGCGACCATCCTGCGGCAAATGTTCCGTTGGCCTGTGAAACGGTGCTGGCTGGGCAAGACAGTGTGGAAGCGGCGCTTGAGCCAAGCCCCAATTGGGCCAGATGGGCGGTAATCAGCCCGAGCAATTCCGCCCGCTGGGTGAGATTGCGCACGGGAGACGTATCATCATTGGGGAGGAACAGGCTGGCGAGGCTGAAACAGGCCTGTGCGCCTTCCGCCCCCACACTGGCGAACAGGGCCGGGTATCTCTGCTGCCAGAGGGTGAGGCAAAAAGGGGCACTGGGCATTATGACGTATCCGTTCTGGCAGGTTTATTCAGGCGGGGATGATGCCGGGGGCCGGAGTTTGCGGGTTGATAGGTTCCAGACCGGTGCGAAGGGCGGCGTGTTCGCGCGCCTGCGCTGCGGCTTTGTCCACCGTGGGCTGTGCAAAGATCAGCCCCTGCTGCAAGGGCGGAAACGCTGCATACTGGCGGGACCATGCAGCCCAGAAATCTGCCGGGACAGGGGTAAGGCCATAGCCGCCCACCACGGCGGAAGCGCGTGTGCCAGCCAGTGTGTGGCGGGTTTCACCCAATGCCAGAACAAGGCCATTGGGCAGTTTGCAGCCGATGGTAACGGTTGCGGGTGATGCCATAGGGAAGATCCGTCTGTTCGGGAAAGTTTTTGGTAAGGAGATGTTTTTTCAGAAATATTGTGAAGCTCTGTGTAAAAACATCCCCTTGCGGGCCTGTGGTTTACAGGCCTGTCATGGTGGCAATGCCAGCGGGCATGTAGATGATGGCGCCCCATGTGCCCTGAGAAAGTTTCTGCTTCCAGGCGGAGGCATCTGTCACCACCGCGTGGGCGCGCAGTTTTTCCGTAAAGGCGGTTTCCGCCGTTTTCTGGGCGTCCACATGTTCGGCCATGATCTGCATGGTCTGCACGGTGCTGCCGGTTACATCTCCATACTCGACGGCCTGCACAAAACGCAGATTGGGGTAGGTATCTTTCAGAAGAGAAGCCGCAGAAAGACCAAAGCTGTTACGGCGGGTGAGCAGGCCCATGCGCGTGGGGGAAAGGCCCAGCACCATGGGGGTTTCCGTATCCACCAGCCCGGCGGTCTGTTTACGGAGTTGGTTGATGAGGGCGATCACATCATCCTGCCGTTCTTCCGGCGTGGCGGTATCCCACATTGTGCCGCCCGCGGCCTTGATGGCGGGCGTAATGGCGGCGGGCAGGCGTGGATCATTCAGGTAGCCATACAGGCGCAGGCCACTGACACCAAAAAAGTAAGTCTGGTTCTGGAACTTATTGAGCTTGAGGGCTGCGGCTTCACGCAGACTGGCCACCCATTGCAGGCGCGCCTGCCCTGCCAGCGCCAGTTCCATTTCCCCCCAGGAGAGGAAGACCTGATAATGGTAGGACTGACGTTCAGGGTAGGAAGGGTTGAGGCTGACCTGCCCGTTTGCGTTCCAGTCCCCATAACTGCTGATTTCACCAGTGGTTTCCAGCATGGGGAAAATGGCGGTGCGGGTAACCCAATCACCCTTGCGGACCTCGCCCAGCAGTTCAGCCGCGCGCATGGGGGCGAAGGCCACCTTGATGAGGGCCGGATCAACCCATGCGCTCATGAAAGCTGGAATACCGGCATTGGCGCTGGTGGACAGGGTAGGCTGAGCATCCAGCGCCATGGCATCTGTTGCCAGCAGCGCATTAGCGATCATGCCGCGGGCCTGCGGCATGATGAAGCCAAGGCGGTTGAGTTCCGCTAGTTCTGAAGGGAAGAGGCTCATACTGCGTGGCTCCATGTGGAGAGTTTGACGAGTTCACCCGCGCTACAGGTTGAGGCGGTGACAAAAGACGTTTGCACGGCGTCTGGCACTGTGCTGCCCGCCGTGCCGGTGGCGATGCTGCCGTTGGTGGTGGAGGCGAACACTGCCTGCCCCGGTGTGGCGGCAGTGGTGCTGGTGGCCCAGAAATCTCCCGCCGTGAACAGGGTTACGGGAAAGCCTTCTGGAATGATCAGGCTGGCTTCATCAGAAAAACTGGTGACCTGGCCGGTAAGGTCACGATGCACAAAACCATCTGGCGCGGTGGTAGTGCCGTTGGGCGGGGTGTTGGCCACGCTGCGGCCATCACTCTGCACCCACCCGAACGCGCCTACTGCACAACCGCCGCTGGCGGCCACCAGAGCGCCCTCGCCTACCGGGAAGGTTGCGGTGGGGTTGAGAGAGGCGAAATCTCCCGGCACGGCAGGCGCGGGCTGGCTGGTGATCTGTGTCTGAAACGCCATGAGTTATGCTTTCACCGTAATACGGTTGAGACCGAATTCTTCACGGAAGGAAACGGTTTTTGAGGAATCCATTCCCAGTGCAGCGCCCTGCCCTGCTGCCTGCGTTTGCGCATGCAGGCGCGCGAACTGCTGGAACAGCGGCTGAAGCGCGGCTTCTGGCAGAGCGGTGGTGTCCACTCCGTTTTCACGCAGGGCAAAACCATAGACAGCGGCGGCACTGTCCATTGTGACATCCCCCACAAACGGGCGCACTGCAGCGCGGGCCGTGTGCAGGGCTTCCATGCGACGCATGGCCCCCACCTCGGCCTGCTGAACGGCCTGCGCGATGGCGGCATCCATGCTGAGGGCGGGCTGAGCCGCCGTGCAGGACGGCATGGTGGTAGAGTGCGGTTGGGTACCTCCTGAACCTGCCAATGGTGCTGCTGCTGACAGAGAAGATACGGTTCTGGCGGTGGCTTCAGACGATGCTGCATTGGGCGTGTGTGCAGCCGCCGGAATGGCTGAGGCGTCTGTCTGCGCGGAGGAAGATGCGGCCGGATGGGCGTGAGAGGTGGCGTGTGCGTGTGTGGGCATGGCCTGCCTTGTGCTGTTGGATGTGAGGGCGCCCTGTTGCAGGCAGGGCTGCGACGGACTGGACGGGTCCGTGCCGCCTGATGCGGCGATGAGCGAGGGAACAGAGGCCGAGGATGTCTGGATGGCCGGAGCACGTGCGCCAGCCATGGACGACGGACCGGAGCCCCATGCGCCGGTGTGGGGCCTTTTGCCGTTTGCGCGTGACGAAATGGCGGGAGACGCATCACCAATGATGGCGGTTTTGACACGAGGTTCCGTGACAAGGGCGAGGTGATTGAAGACGATATCCGCCATGACAAGGGTGTAGGGTGTGCCGTCATGCGTGCCCGTTTGCGCGACAGCGCGGTAGCGGTATCCGGCAGAGACGGCTTTCTGCTGGCCGCTCTGAATGGCGGCAATGGCAGCGCTTTGCCAGATGGTCAGGCTGCCGATCAGATTGGGCGGGGTGAAGTGGACATCACTGCCCACCGCGCCGACTGTCAGCATGCTGGGGTGGGCCTGCGCGGAAACCGGCTGGTGCCGCATGAGGAGAGGTTTGCCCGCCATGCTGGTCGCCGCAGCCTGTAGGGCTGTTGGGTCCCGATACACCTGATATAGCGCATTCGGATCAAGGCCAAGGGCTGCGGCGTTCGGAATTTCGTGCCCGTAATAGGGGCAGACTGTGGCCGCGGAAAGGATGCAGGCCGCAATATGCAGGTGGCCATCTGCATCTATGCGCCGCACGGACCGGTCCAGCGCAAACTCGACTGTGCCGTACGGAGGCCCCGGGGCTTCCGCTGTTTGCGGCTGAGTGGAGGCAGCGGGACTGGTGGTAATCGATGTGAATGGCCGCGCTAACTGTGGGGAAGCAAGAGGAGCTGGCGTTGACGCGGATAGAGATGGGACATGGGACTGAGGGGTCATGCAAGGTACCGGAGGAAGGAGCGGGAAACCGGAAGGAACTGCCGTGCCGATATGGCAGAACCTGCTTCTGAATCTACATTTTGCAAAAAGGGTAATCGTGACAAAAAAGTATCGTCGGAACGTTTAGAAATGGGGCGTTCTGTTTGCGGGGATGCCATCGTAGGGGCTGTGCAGATCATGGGCGGTGCGGCTGCGGGCTTCCTGAGGGGTGACGATGCCGGCGCGGATGTTCTGGGCATCAATTTCCGTGCGGGTTTTCTGCACGTTAGCCTGTGTGGCCTCATCCATCTGCCACAGGGAGGCAAAGCTGAAGGTGATATCCGGGTCAATCTCGCCCCACAGGTTGAGCATGATCAGGTGCAGGATGGTGGTGAGCGGGGTGCGGAAGACGTTTTCCTGAAAGGCGTGGATGCGGTCATAAAAAACGCGGATTTCACCTTCGGCCGAGGCGTTGAGCCCGCTGGGGGTAATACCCGTGAACTTGACCAGCGGTTCCTGCGCAACGCTGCACATCTGTTCCTGTGCCTGGGCCTGCAAACGGTCCAGCCCGGAGAGCGGTGCTGCCAGAAGGTCCAGTTTTTCACGCTCCTTATCCAGAACGAACGTGCCGCGGTTGGACCGGAAGCGGTTGAAGGCTTCCACTCGGCTGAGCAGGCCCTCCGGGTCTTGCGCGTAGGCCGCCATATCCGTTGAGAGCGCGACGATGGAAAAGGCGTTGAGCAGATCAGACACGGACTGACGGGTGCGCAGCCAGTTATTGACATAGGGCTGGGCCATCTGGCTGAGGGACAAACCCCCGAAATTATAAGCCGGTTTAAGAATATCCGGCACATCACGCGAGACAAAGCGCAGAAGGCGTGTGCTGTGGATCAGGCTGCCCTGCACCCACCAGTGGGTCGGCTGGTAGAAATCCGGGCTGAGGGGATCTGCCGTGCCGTAACTGTCTGGCGTGGTCCATACGGGGTCTATGGGCACAAGGGCGCGCAGGGTGCCTTTGCGCACGGTTTCCGGCTTGAGAAGCAACGGGGTTTCACGCCCGCCGGTTGTCTGGCTGAGGCCGGTATCAACATACAGCAGTCCCATGCCGTAATAGCCATCATACTCCGCCATGCGGCGCAGCACATCACGCACGTTCAGGCGGGTGAATTCAGCCTCGATTTCGGCAATGCGGGCCTGTTTGGTGGTTGCGCCCCGCGTGCGGAACACAATCCATTCGCGCGTGGCCTCCGTGGCGATCACTTCCACCATGTGCCGGTATTCCGCCCGCTGGGCCAGTTCAGCCAGATGCGGATAACCGGGAAAAACCGTTCCCTCCCCTGCGGCGTTACGCAGCCAGGCCAGTGTGGCGGGCTGGCTGCTGGCGGCGCTATCAAACGCCAGATGGGGACGGTTATCGCCGCGCACACCTTTGGGGGGCTGATAGGGGCGAAACTGCGCGTGCGGAGGAGATGGTGCGTTGGAAGAACGCAAGGCATCTGCCATGCCGTTTGGCAGAACGCCATTTGCAGCAGGTTTGCGCAGGTGCTGGCCAAGAGAGGGCGTGAGCGTGGGTTCCCGTCGGTCTGGCTGAAACGTGCGTGTGTGCGGCAAGGCGTGTGAAAGCCGTTTGAAAAAGCTTTTGAATGGTCCTGTTGTTTGAGGCAGCCTGTTTTCCGACTGTGCTTCCGGCAGGCTTTTTTCTGGGTCAGGCTGCTGCGGGCTGGCAGGACAGGCTGGAAAAAATGGCGGCATGTGCCCTCTTGCGTGATGGAATGGCATGGACGGAAAGCGGATAACGAGGCGGAGGCGGAGAACCGGATGAGCGGTTTTCTGCCCGGGGCCCGGCAGGAAGAAATGCAGCGCCATGCAGCAATTTTGCGTCTGCCGAAAAGCGCTGCGGGAGACAGTGCTGGGTGCCCTGTGGAGGCAGCAATGGTCCGCTCCTTAGGTTAGGCGTGGGTGTTTTTTGAATGTTATTGTCTGCTCATCAGGCACATGCTGATGTGTGACAGATATGAGACCACGTATTTTTTGGTTTCGTTTTTGTGAAAAACCGGGTGATACTCCAGCACTGGCGGCGTGACGATTGGGAGAGATGGC